GTTTAAATAGTTCTAAAGGAATAAGATTAGTTAATGATGTTTCTAAGTATGGTATCAATACTAGTAATGCTTTAAGATTAGGTAAGTTTAAAAACTTTGATGATGCTATTTCGAAAAAATTTGGAAGAGAATTATTAAATGAGGCAGGTATACTTGCTTCAAATAGAGATGCATTAATACCTCAAGTATCAAACAGATTATTATTTACTCAATCAAGAGACCCACTTATTAGATTGTTAGGACAGTTTATGTCATGGACATTAGCTAAATCTGCACAAACAAATAAAATATTACAAAGAGTAGAAAATGGTGATGTTAAACAATTAGTTAAATTATTAGCAGGATTACCTGTATATGGTGGTATACAATCATTAAGAGAAATTGCTAAGTATGGAGAAATTCAAACTGATTTAGAAACACAAACTGACAAATGGTATTCAGAAGCTTTAAGATTATCAGGTATGTCTGGTACTGCTCCAGAATTATTTGTTGGTAGATTAAGTGGACCAGGTGCAAGAGAACCTTGGTTTTTATTCGCACCATTTTTTAGTATACTAACTGATGCAGGAGATGTTGCTAAACAAACATATAAAGGTAATACTGATAAAGCAACTCAAATATTTTTGGAAAGAATTGCTCCACTTCCTACATGGAGAAAATGGATTGGTAAATTATTTCCTGATTATGATATTGCTACTACTGTTCCAAAATCTAGATTAGATGAATTTAGAGAAAATTTTAATATAGGAGGAGCAGTTGGAAAAGGAATAGCAAAAGCTATTAGTAAATCTACATCTAAAGCTGCATCAAAAACAACAGCTAAAGGTGCAGCAGAAAGTATAATAAAAAATACAGATGAAGTTTTAGATAAAAATATATCTAAATCATTATTAGATGAAGTTAATCCAGGAGATACTGCAATTACTAGTACATTAGGTACATATAAAAAAGTAGATAATTTATTAACAGATTTAAATAAAAATACTGTTCATGATTTTGGTGCTGGAATTGGAATTGGTACTAGAATGTTTAAGAATAAAAATGTTACAAGTCATGAACCATTTGTTCCAATTGAAAAAATATTAAAATCTAAAATAAATTTTCAAGGAGAATTATTTAAAGGTAGAATACCAGATTATAAAAAATTTGATGATGTATTAGTTAAAGAAGGTATTGGTTCTAAAGATGCTGTTGTTAATTTAAATGTATTAAATGTAATAGGAAATAAAAAAGAAAGAGCTAATGTTGTTAAACAAATAGCACAATTAATTAAAGATGATGGTGTTGCTGTTATAACAACAAGAGGAGATGAGGTTGCTAAAGCTGCTAAAACTTCTAAGAATGCAGTTAAATTTGAGGATGGTTGGATATTTGGAGACAAAAAGAAAACATTTCAAAAAGGATTTAGTCAAAAAGAATTAGAAAAATATATTAAAGATATATTAGGTGATAATTTTACAGTAAAAAAATTACCTAATAAATATAAAGTATCATCATCTGGTGTTATTATTACAAAGAATAAACCTAAATTTGCAGAGGGTGATGAAGTAATTGTACCACCTAAGAAACCATACAATAGTATAACAGCTTATGTTAAAAGAATAAGAAGCTATGTTAAAGCAGGTACAATTAAAAAAGATTATGCTGAAGATTTAATTAAACAGAAATTAAAAGAAGAAGGAAAAACTATGGCTGATATTGACACCAGTAAGTTTGTTAAAGGTGGTGAAGATATAGGCGAAAAAGTACCCTATACCAAGGGTGACTAGTAGTTGACAGGAAACAAAATTCCTACTATAATATAGGAACAGTAATGCCCATTAGGGATTACTAAAATTAATCGCTTAACAAAAGGATATAATATGACTATATTAAACTTCGACCCATTTAAAAATTATTCTATCGGATTTGATAGAATGTTTAATAGTTTAAATGAGGTATCTAGAATAAACACTTCTAACTTTCCTCCATACAATATAAGAAAAATTGGTGGATGTGATACAGATTGGCAAATAGAAATCGCATTAGCTGGTTTCTCTAAATCTGATATTGACATTGAGGTGCAAGATAGTATACTTACCATTACAGCTAAGAAAGATGATAAGTTAAAAGATGATTTAATTCATCAAGGTATTGCATCAAGAAATGTAGTTAGAAAATTTACTTTGTCTGAATACATTAAAGTAGATTCGGCTGATTTCAAAGATGGTGTTCTTACTATAAAAGTATATGAAGAATTACCTGAAGAGAAAAAAGCTAAAACAATAAAAATAAAATAACCTCCATAAATCTAGGGAGTGTAATGCTCCCTAGATATTAAGTATGACACCAAGAAGTAAAACAGATATGATTGTTATTCATTGTTCAGCAACACCTGCTGATATGGATATTGGAGTAGAAAAAATTAAACATTGGCATGTTGTAGAAAATGGATGGGATGACATAGGCTATCACTATGTTATTAAAAGAGATGGTACTTTAGAAGTTGGAAGAGAAGAACATAGAACAGGCTCTCATGCTAGAGCAGTTAATGGTACATCAATAGGAATTTGTATGATAGGTGGTTCTAATAAGGAGGGTGATTGGGAAAATAATTTTTTACCTGAGCAGTTTGATACGTTAAAACAAATATTAGAAACACTAAAAGATAAATACGATATTAAAAAAATTATAGGACACTACGAAGTAGATGATAAAAAGAAATGTCCTTCATTTAATGTAAAGGAGTGGTTAGACAACAATGGGATTTCCAATACTTAGTGCTTTTAACTTAGCTGTTAAAGCAGGTACACACATATTTAAACAAAGACAGCAAACCAAAATGCTAATGGCAGATGCTCAAATGAATCATGCTGCTAAGATGGCTAAGGGTGAGGCTGAATATGCAGGTAAATTATTAGAGGCTAGACAATCGGACTGGAAAGACGAATTTGTTTTATTAATTCTCTCAGCTCCCATTGTAATTTTAGCTTGGGCAGTTATATCGGATGACCCAACAGCTATGGACAAAGTAAAATTATTCTTTGAATACTTTTCACAATTGCCTAGTTGGTTTACGAATTTATGGATACTTGTTGTTGCATCAATCTATGGTATAAAAGGCACACAGATATTCAGAAATAAAAAATAAATGTTAAAACAAATACTATTGTTAATAAATCATTGGTCAAGTAAAGTTAATGTTTGGTCATGGCAAAAACTATGGGGAAATAGAAAGACAGGAATAGGATATAAACATGGACTATCGTTTCACATCTATATTAATTATCTTAATGATATTGTTAGCAGTATTTGGAGGACCAGTAAGATAATGATTGATAAAATAATGTATGCAGTATTAGGAGCAATAGATGATTTCTTTTTAAGAATAGAAAATCTATTTACTAAGAAGAAAGGAAAAAAGAAATGAACTTTAAATGGGATTTAAAAAAACAATTAGAAGAAAAAAGAAAATCTGATTCTGCTAAGATTCAATTGAGAGAAAGAAGTAAGCAATCAATTGCTAGACCTAAAGCAGAAAAGAATATAACAAGTAAAGACCCTAGACTACAAGGAATATAATATGTCTGACTGTATTAAATGTAATCACAAGTGTCATTGTAATGTAGATATTAAATGTTCTAGATGTGCATGTAGTAGATGTACACATTTAGAAGAATGGGAAGAAGCTTTAACATTAACTGATGAATATATTCCTTGGTGGAAAAAAATTTTAAATATTTTTAAATGAAAATAAATGATAACACTAACATAGGTCTACCATTAAGAAACCTTATAGGTTTAATAGGTGCTATAATTGTAGGTGCATGGTTTGCATTTGGTGTTATTGAAAGATTAAATAAATTAGAAACAAAGAACCAATTATTTGAACAAGACTTACTTGAAGCTAGTAAACAAAAACCAATCGACCAAGAACAATTCATGCTTCTCGAACATATAGCAGAAGGATTAGAAAAATTAACAATTAGAGTTGACGACATGATGAATAATAAAGTTAATATTAATAGACTACAAACTGATGTTGAAAGACTTAGAATTGATGTAGAAAAATTAAAAGATTCAGTAAGAGCAAATATAGGTAAGTTAAATGGTAATTACTAAATTAGTATTTGCACTATGTTTATTTATTAATGGTGAACTTATAGAACATAGAATACAAGATGATTTATCTACTTGTTTAAAAATGAAAAGAGAAGCCACTAGAAATATGGATATGCAAAATAAACAGTTTATGTGTGGGGAAGTAGAAGCTGAATTAGAAACTAATATTGATGGTAGTAAAACAATTAAAAAAATTATAACATCTAAATAAATTGGATTTAAAAAGATTGACAATACTAGCTAATGATTTAAGAAGTAATCTTCTTAATCCATATGCTAAAGAATTAAGTAACCCTAAGTATAAACAAAAGGTTATTAAAAATAAAAAGAAGTATAATAGAAAGAAGGTTATTAAAGATGAGTCGTAGAACAGAATTGATATTTAAACTTAAAGATTTAATTAATGAGTGTAGACAAAAAGGAAATATGTCAACTGCAATAAAACTTAAAAAAGTTTTAGAAAGCATTTAACATGAAATTTCTTTTGGTATTTTCTATTTGTTCTGCTGTTACAGCTTATTGTAATAACCCAATGAAAATTGAAACACAATATAACTCTTGGTCTGAATGTGTGGGAGCAGGGGGATTGTTAATAAAAGATTTCTCTGTTAAACTAGAAGATAAGATTAACAAAGATAAATTATATATGAATTATTTTTGTAATGAAGTAGTTGCAAAAGGAACTCCAAGTTAATTAACTTAATTCTTTTAAAAGAATCTCATACAAATCAGTTATCTCATCAAACTTAGTTTCTGATTCTCTTAACATTGCAGTTACGATTCCTGAATTTTCTTTTTTAAAATGTAAATTAATTTTATCTTTAGGATATAAAGATTTCTCAACAATAAATTGTCCAGTATTATTTATAATTAATTTAAATGTAGCTAAATCAGCTTCAGTTTTTTTACGTCTCTTATTATTCTTTGGTAATTTTCTGCGAATCATTATCTATAGATACATTATTATTGTTAATCTGTCCGTCATCATCTAACAAACTATCAATACTGTTAGTATAAATCTCATTTAACTTTTCATTATTCTTTTGAATCTTTTTTTTAAGATGGTTTTTCAAAGCTTCAATCTTAACAAACAAGATTTTATCTATAGTAGGGTTTATACCATACATAGGTAGGTCATTAAGAGAAGAGATAATTCTTCTAAATCCTCTTGCTCTTTTTTCTAGCTGACTTATTGTACTTTCATGAATCATAATCTCTCTCCAATATCATTTCAAGATAGTGAATTGCTTTCTCAATATCTTTTCTTTTTCCTTTTAATTTATGTCTACAAATATATTTAATTGCATTACCTTCAGCAAATAATAAATTGTTCTCATTAATAAATTGAGCAGGTTGAATCTTCATTCCTTTATAATGTGTTCCATCTACCTGCTTATTTAAGCTATCATATGATAACCCATTAAACAAACTTTTATCTGTCATTTTATAAAGGTCCTTTCTCAATCATCTTTTGTCTTCTTAAATCTCTTTCAGACGGTTGTAACATATCATTTAAATCATCATATGTCAACTGTTGGTTGTGTTTTAATTTCTTAACTACCCACTTATATGACCATGGTTGTAGTCTTAATGTAGTATCTTGCCAATAGTGAGTTTGATTAGGTAAGAATTGTAATACATTCTTATAGTTAATTTTACTAGCCTCTTCTTTATTTAACAAAGAAGATAACCATTCAACTAAAATATGTTTAGCTTTGTTTCTTATTTTACTCATTGTCTTTGCGTTCATTCTTCTTCTCCTTCTTGTGTGAAAAGACTTCATACCATGTATCACATTCATCACAGTTATACATACTAACTATATCGTGTTCTGAATCTGGATAAGTATCTTCAGTATCATAATCTTCGTTCCATCTTACTTCAGCATTACAATAAAAACATTTCATTATTTTATTTCTTCAAAATTATTTTCTCTATCAAAATATTTATAATCAACTTGTACTGTTTTAAACTCTTCTAAACATTCTAATATATCAGACTTCTTAAAATCTTTACATGAGTATACATCAAGTTGTATTAAAGCAGGATTGTTTTCATCCCAAGTATGAATAACAACATGTGATGTTTCTATAATAGCAACACCAGTTATACCTGCGTTACCTGTCTTAGTAACTTTAGTTGCATAAGGACCTGCAAGTATTTTCATATCTATTTTTTTAATTAAATTCTTTAACCAAAAAATAATATGTTCTTCTGATGCAGGTGGTTTATTTACTTCTGCTCTAATAAGTAAATGTTTATGCTTGACGTTTTCCATAGGTTTCTATTTGCTCCTTGTATTGATTAGTTATTTCTTCTACGTTAGGAAGTTTAACAATATGAGTAAGGAAAACATTTTTATTAGCATACTTAAATACTCTTAAACCTTTTCCATTATTACTATCAGAGTGACATTCCCATTTATGTATACAGAATTGACAGCCTGTTGATAAAGTTTTGTTACCATTCTTTTCTTCTTTATCTTGATAACATTTATTAGGTGGTGCTTCACTTTCTAATGTTGTTTTTAAAGTAGATATTAAATCAGGTATATTTGGTTTTGCCATATCATCTGGTTTATAAAAACAAATATCACCAGAAGATTTATCAACAACAAGAAACCCACCTTCCTTAGTACCCATAGCAGTTTCATATCCTGATAACTGGGCATGATAACCAAAAGGGTCGTCATTAACTATCTCACCTGATGCAAACTTTTTAAAACTAAATGGTGATGCTGACTTAACATCACATACTTCTCCATCTATCTTACTATCTATATGTCCAGTAATACCATCTATCTCAACTTTCTTTTGTTGGTCTTCAATCTTATGACCAGACAATTCTGCAAGATATAAAATAAGATGTTCAATAATATGTCCATATAAAAACTTTAATGTCATATCAGAGTTATCTTCTTTAGATTCTTTAGGACTATTCTTATCATACCAAAGTTGTCTAGGTGGTTTACCTAACACAGACATTCTTAATTTACCTTCATACTTTTCTTTGACTGAAGGTTTGTTCCATGATAGTAAAGCTTCTTTAATACTATCTAAGAATCTATTTAGATTCTCTTCTGTAATAGGTGCAGGTTTACCATTTGATACATCTGTAATTAATTTTTTAATATCTGGTACTAAAGTACTAATGTGTTTCTGACCAGTTGTTTCCGATTTTATATTCGCCATTTAATGGACACCTCACTTTCAATTTATTTCCTGCATCTATAATTGCTTGTACTGCAATCTTTCCAAACTCTTCTGCCTGTGATTCTTCAACTTCATATTGAAATTCATCATGTACATTTACAACTGGAAATGCTTTGATTCGTTTATTATTAACATATTCTTCTAGCAATGTCAACGCATACTTCATAACTATTGCACCTGCTCCCTGCAATAATGTATTCAATGCAGCATGTGGATGTCTAATAATTATTTTTCTTCCGTCAAGTCCTTTGACCCATCTTCGTTGAGCCACTCTATCCACTTTTTCTCGTAAGCTTCTAAGACTTGGTGTTGCTCTAAGAAATTTTTCTTTAACTCTTTCTCCATCTCTTTCCGTACCTCCAATGATACTTCCGATTTTTTTTGAACCTGCTCCATAGATAAATGCGTAGATAAAAGTCTTCGCCTTATCTCTTGATTCCAAACCAGCAGCATTTTGATTTGCTGTGTGTATATCTCCATTA